AAAACTTGTCTAAGTTCTGAGAACAATCTTATCTTTTGGCTGCAACCCCCAAATAATAAGAACGAGATGCAACAACTCGACTCCGATGATGTCAATACTGACACTTTGGTTTTTGCCTCAGAACTGTCTAAAAACCTCGACGTAAGCGTCGAACAAATTCGTCTTGAACTTGGCTCTAAATTATTGTCTCGCAGCGCCGTCTTTTCAACCGCCTTCGAAACGCACATCACTGAAAGCATATCACAAACTATTAAATTTAATAACACACTTAATAAAACTGTGCGTCTAGATCAGCGACTGACTGATGCTGAAAAGTCCAAGTTAATTCAACTATTCACCCCTCCATACAAACTTCATTTTTCAAAGAATCCCCATGATATAGGTTCCCATCTATATTACCGAGCTCTTAATGAAATCGGCACTTTTAGATGTTTCGATTTACTCGGAAATGAACCCATACCACCGGGATACGATGTATTAATTAAAGAAGTAGGAAGTAATATTAATAAACTAGTTAAATATGAAAGATCCGATTCTCACGGATGCACACCAGTACTTTACGTTGACGATGTGATTCGAGCCACCAATACTACACGCTCACTACAGTCATACCTCGTTAATGGAACTAAACAACAAAAAGTGCTGGCAAAACGTTTTCTTTATGACCCCATATACCGATGTTGTCAAAAATCAGAACACTGTCGAATTCGCGCAAAATACGTTGTATTCGCACATTCTGCTTATGACATAAGTCCTCGTGGTATCGCCGATGTCATGGATGCTTCTTGTGCATTCAGAGGAGTTGGTTTCATTCATTATTCACCTAGAATATTATCTAATTTAGTATCTGGCTCAGATAATGGTCTCAATTGGAAAGTAGAAATACGAAAAAATGGTACCTTTGAATTGGGAAAGTTCAAGCAGTACATTATGTTTTGGTTCGATAATGATTACCAAAATGCTTATGTGCATGAATTGGACACTTACTTAGGTATCATCCGTAACACTAAATGTGTTTCTACGAAAGGAAATGAATATTTGATCCAACGTACAGAAGAAATAGGAGGGTTGCTGTTTTTTACCGTAATAAAACCTATTTCTCCAATGGGATCGTTTCTCAAAGTACCGAATTCCAGTATTGTCAGAATGATACCATTTTCTGACCCAGATCACGTAATTATACACTATTATACATTACAAGACGACCCTAGTAAATATAATTACCACAATTTGATTCCTAAACGACTTGTGGTACCCGCAGTGTATTTTGCTAAATTGTATCAATTTCTTTTTATGCTGCCTGATGGGAAATTTACAACACAAAACGCTATGAGTTTCGCCTCTACTATGGCTAGTCGAACAGTAGTCAATGGTGCTTACGTATCCCAGCCTTACAAATTAGATACTGACACCGTTGACAACGTCGCTTATGCCGTCTACTTCATAGTGTATTGTCGTCGTTTCAACTTGCTTAAAGTGTTGTCTACTCTTAAAGAGTATGAGGACCTTAAGCGCAATCCCACTATATTTAATAGGTTCGTCGCATTAATTAAATCAGTAGGTTCTTACGTTTTCTCTAGTAGATTTAAAGAGTATGTAAAAGAAGAAAAATTTGAAGATGCAATCACCAATGCACAAGCAGAATTACAGAACGAATATCACCTTACTCACTCTAGGAACATATTGCAATGGGTGATGAAACTGTTCCGTGTGAAGAACAAATATAACGTACAGTTTTTCCCCATCACTAGAGTAGTTAGTCTTGAAGAAGACATAAAATTTGTCACTGAATTGTCTGATTCTATCCCACACGTTATTCCTGAGGATAACCAAGAACTCGTATATGAAACCATTTCCGAGTATCTTAAAATGTCCCGAGTTGACACACATCAGTGTACAAAAGAAGAATTTCATGAATGTGAGGAGAATCTGATAGTAGTACCTAACAGTTACAAAAGTAGTTGTCTTCTCAAGTGTTTTTGTAACACACATAATATATCTCTCCATGATTTAAAACTCAAACTTCTTAAAGATCCGTTATATGACAGTCTTTTCCCTACTTTAAAGAATTTAATGAAAAGTAGTATTGAAGGAAAATATGCTGACATACGATTGTTTGAGTTAATTGCATGTGTGTTTTCTGTTAACATCTGTCTACACTGTGAATCCGGTTGTTCGCTTTACAGCACCAACTCACCAATAACTTACCACTTCTCAATAAAAGATGGTCACTGTTCTGAACTTCGTAATAAAATTACCATTGCACCGTTTGAATTTAATTCAACTCTCGATCCTCAACGCATGGCATATACTGAAATCGAACAAGCCTATATTCTTCCAAAAGATGAAAAATATCGTAGTCACAAAGTCATTACCGCTTGCATTTCACCATATGTGGCTAGATCTGCCCTAAAATTGCACGAAATTGACGGTAATTACGGTGTTTTGAAAAGTGGTAAGATTTGTGAATTATCCGCTGCCCCCGGTTCATGGTTGCAATATTGTAAGTTGCATCATTCTCAAAGTACTCTTTATTATTCTCATTATTCAGGAGATGGTGGTGTTGATTTTAAGTTTTTATCTGATCACATTACATGTCTTAATGAAAGCACTGATGGTGACTTGACTCAATCTGAATCTTTCCATGAAATTTCTGCCGCTATCATTCATCATGGACACATGGATGTGATGTTATCGGATGCTTATATACCACAATTGAATGACGACGCCTTGGATGTCCCTGTTTTTGAGGAGTATCAGAAAATGTTCTTTACCAGCCTTAGCTATTGGTTAGCTGATGGTGGTAATGCTATTTTTAAAAGCTTTTCTGATGTACCCATTACAGATGAAGTTAATATCATATTAGGCCTCTTCGCTGAAGTTGTGTGTTGCAAGCCCAACTTTTCGTCACCAATATCTACTGAATATTACATAGTTTGTAAAAACTATTCTAGAACTCGTGAAAACCTACACCCTATTAATTATCGTAATATACCAAATGTTGCTCATAATAAGGTAGTTATGAGTTGTAGATCACTGTTATCTAAAAAGTATCCATTACAACAGGAGTACAACATTCCTCATCCGGTATCTATTGTTCCCGCTGATAGAGAGGAAAATCCGAAACCTTCAGCTCCCGAAATTGAAATAATGCCTGATGAAGGAATACCAGAATTACCTGTTGTATGTGATACTTTTGAATCACAACTCATAAAAATCATTAACCGTCTTGAATTAACTGACATGGTAACACCGGCTTCGTTCACACGTTCACCTCAACTGAACGAACTTTCACCGGATGTTAAAATTATCGTACACGATACTTGTTTGATTGGTCAGGATGGTGAACCGACTTCTTATCTTATTCATGATCAACATTTCGTATATTGCGAATTAAGTACTATTCCCCTCGTGGATCTGCTTGCTCGTCTTTCGTTCGTTGCAGTTAAAGTTGCAACATTCAAACTACGAGTGCATATTGATGTCATGCATGTCCGCGACAGGAATACTATTGAAAAAATTGTGACTCATGTTGCTGATAAATTTGGTCAACATAGTCTGTATGTGCAAGCACCGATATCTGAAAATAACATCCCGTTAAATATGTTTGAACGATCGATTATTGAGTACACTTCTTACTTGAAAGCTGTGGCAGCAGCTAACGCCAATGCCTATGCTATACTTTATCTCTCGTATAAAAACAACCATTTCTTGTTGACTCACACACTGAAAGCTAATTTCTCTGTCGACCCTCAAAGTATTTCAATTTTGAAAGGTTCCAACTACCTATTTGTCCATCCTCGTAAGCGAGATAGTTATACACATGCTTATGATGGGGAAATACGGCAGTTTGTACCATTTGGTGAATGTGCAAATAATCCCGATAGATTTTATATCGTCGGTGAGTATACTTATTGTATGTTCGACGACCAAATAATTGAATTACTTATGGGAATAGATGTCGCGGAATTGACCAAAGTTAAATTCGTATTGGTCCAAGGTGTTGCTGGTCACGGAAAAACTACGGAGATAGTTAGTAAACATATTCCAAGCACGGTTTCTTCCCGTGGTGATCTTGTTATCGCCCCTACCAAAGCTGGAATATCTGTACTCATTGATCGTACTCTATCCCATTATAAAATTGATCTTAACAATCTCGATAAGACCTGCTACCGGACGAAGCATTCTTATCTCCTTAACCGACATGTTAAAAGTGACACAGTATACTTCGATGAAGCTATTATGGTGCACGTTGCATCTATATTGGCAATCGCCTATTATTCGAATGCACGTACTGTTTACATGTATGGAGATACAGCCCAAATCCCATTCCACTCGGCCCTAGGTGACTTTCACCTATCTCATCACACTCCCCAATCACTGTTCAAGGCGACAGAAATTAGGAACAAATCCTATCGTATACCAGCTGATGTTGCCTGTTCCTTGGACGCTGAATATCGTGAGTGTCATAAACGTAGTGGTCGAGATGTGGGTGTAATTACTGCTAGTCCTGTAATTCGATCTATGGATGTTGTTAGGATCAATGATATATCACATATGAAAACGGTGTTTAATGAATCGTTTAAATACCTAACGTTTACACATACAGCCTGTAATGACTTACGTAAGCTGGATAGTCGTTTCGATGTATCAACAATTGCTGCCTATCAAGGATCTGAAAATCCAAATATAGCAATTTTAAGAACATCATTATCAGAGGCAGATCAAATCTATAATAACACTCATTTGTGTGTCACCGCCGTTACTCGACATACGAAAAAATTGGTATATTATACAATGTGTGAAAAAGATGATTATCTGTCTAAATTGATAAAGTGTGTCAAAAATGAAACCGACCTTACTATTAAAAGTTTCAGTACCTCATGTATGGTTGGTTCCATTGACTACATTTATCCTGGATCATCAGAAATGACATACCCAGTTTACGAAACCGGCAACGTTTCACGATTTTTTATTTCTAAGAACAGGTACACCAAAGATTTCACTTTGGTAAATACACATTTAGTGCACACTGAAAAACAGTTCGCTTTAAAAATTTCTAATATTAAAAATGATATCTTTGTTACCAAAGATATTTTTAAAAAATTCTCTATGGGCGATATGGTTAAGTGGACCCGGAAATTAGCCCCGAATGTGAAGAAAATATACGTTAAAGTTTATAACGAACCTTTTGCAAACAACTCCGAAGTTATTGGTCTCGTTGAAGATTATAAGATTAAAAATGCAATTCCAACCGTTGTGTCTGAAAGATTGGAAGTTGTACGTGCTCCAGAACTACCGAAGCTGGTCATCAGAGAAAGCATTTTCGACAATATTCCTGTCCCTGAAATGTTACAAGCGTTTATGTCCCATTTGTACCCTAGTTGTGTTTACATTCCACGACAGTATGATTCTCATTTTGTACACAATAACGACATGGAACTGACGTTAAGTAATGTTTCGGCTAATTTTGGAATATCAAATTATCGAATGCCCGTTTTTGACACTCTCAGACCAGTTCTGAGTACTCCGGCTCCATATCTCAGAGACGTTACAGTTTTGGAATTGTTACTTGGTGCCGCCAAACGTAATCTTAATCCTCCGGAGATGATTGAAAATGTTTGTTCTGAAGACGTGGCAGATCACCTTATCCAAAATTTTAAAAAATCATTAGTACCACATGCTGGGAAAGTATTAGCTGAAATGGAACCTATTGTACCTACTACAGACTCTATAGTGTCTTGGCTTGAACGTCAGGATCGTGGAGTTTTGAAACAAATTATCGATGAAATACCGCTACAACTAGCTGATTTATCTCGATGTTCCTTTTCACTAAAGCGTAACCCCAAAGTTAGAATTACTCCCAATGCTGTGGATATCTACGATTCGGTTCAAACCATTACCTGCCACCCTAAATTCGTTAACGCATATTTTTGTTCTATTGTTGAAAGCGCTCAAGACCGTCTTATGAAATTGATGTTACCTTATTTCAAAATGTTTACTAAGGTCACTACCGAGGAATTTGGTGATGACTGTTTTGAGACTTGGTCACGTTACGGAAAATTATATCTTTTCTCTGGTGATGACTCCCTATTGATGAATGGACACAAGTTTAAGGAAATGGATATGAGTAAGTTTGACAAATCTCAACTCATCTTTGCTCTCAAATATCTGTGTAAATTGTTCATCTATCTCGGTGTACCACCCTATACAGCACAATTGTATTATGAAATGATGTATTATCGTACATGTACCAATCCCTCAAATAAAGTCACACTTAGACTTACACCTCAAATGGAATCTGGTAGTGCCGCTACTTATTTTGGTAACACTTGTTTCTGTATGGCTGTTGTGCTTTCAACTCTTGACATTTCCGACTTCACCTATACCCCTCGCTTTGAAAAATTTTCATTGATGTTTAACCTTGAAGTCAAAGAATTTAATTATGTAAATCCATACTTTTGTTCCAAATTTATGGTTGTTGAGGAAAATCGTATCACATTCTATCCGGATCCCGTAAAAATACTCATTAAATTGGGTCGTACGGATCTCAAGAATACCAAACATCTTCGTGAATTCCATACTAGTGTGAAAGATTTACTTAGTCACTATAAAGATCACATGGATGTTATGGTTATCTCTGCAGCTATCCGTGAACGATATGGTTTTCCTTACGACTGTACTGGCCATATTTTGAATTTAATTTCAGTTGTTCGAAATACTGAAGCTTTTGAATCTTTATTTTATAGTCTTCCTACAGACGTTTTAGACACTGATAGCGTCCGCTACTCTGATGATTATTAAATAAATTAAAGCCTTGGTCAACAATCGTCTATTACAATCATGTATGCTTTACCTCTTTTCTTCTTTGTGTTCATGCTCCCGTTGACTTTTTCGGTCAATGTGGATAATCATGCCAAATTTACCCTTCCCCTTCTTAAAAAGACTGCTGAGAACGACTTGACTGGTCAAAACCCTCCGAATCGTAAGCCGTTGTTTACTTTTAAACAATTTTCTACTATTTATCGTTCCGACATTTTTAATGATTTCAAAATCTATCATGCTAACGCTTGGAATGAATTCGTAGGAATTTCTTGTCCTGAACATCATGTTCCTTATTATTTGGTTCATCATATATTTTCTGCTATATATGTATGTTTACCTGTCCCCCATGTACTTGAACCCCTTTACACTGCTTACGAACTTATCCTCGGCGAAACAAATTTTTGGATATTTTGTGGTCTTACAGGTTCTTCCAGTGAATTTGCTAAATTCACTCCGAAAGATTATACCGATTATCTAATTCTCGTGGACTCCAACAATAAATACCATCTTTCTTCTAAATATTGTGTTGGACACATGTATCAAGTTGGTCCCGATAATAAAGAGATAATGACCCTGAACTACACTGTAAACGATCATTCTGTGACCTTAGACTTACCCTCAGAACATTGTAAAATACTTCCACTTCCCATTTCGAAATTGGATTTTACATTATTACCAATAGAAGTAGATGTCAAATCTAGTGTTGACGTTTTGGATTGTCTTCGTGTTGAACGATCATCTAATTTGCATCCTGAAAAACCGTTTTTTGAACTTGCTCTCGATGACACTACGTTATTAACGTATAATACGAGCACAAACGGTTCACACAATTTTGCATATATTTGGTTTAGTAGCCATCAATTTCCGACGAAAACATTTCATATATCATCAGCGGTAAATGTTAATCCTCTTAGTTGGATCATTACCGGTTTGATGTCTTTCTTCTATCCTTTGTTAGATATGCTACTAAGTAGCATTTTATATATTTTTGAATCAGTATTGGATATTTTTGAAAGTCACACATTCCTTGATCTATTTGATAGGTTATTGAATGTGGTAATTACTATTTTAACTAGAATATTCCAATTCTTTGTATCTACAATTTTTCCTAGAATTGTGGATCTACTTAACAGGATACCGACACGGTATAAATTTTTGTTCGGTTTGATGTTTGTCTTATATCTTAAGACTACCAAACTACTCTTCTCTTTTTGTATTACTGTGTTGGTGCACTTTTGTATTAAATAAATAAATTAAAGCCCTGGGTAATCTGTCTTGCATTATGTTCTATTGGTCTGTCCTTTTAATTTGTTTTGTCGTTTACCTTCTTTACCCATCAAAGCCCGATTATGTCTCAGCCAAGGAAAAGTATGGTTGTCCCGCCGCTACCTACGGCTCGGAAGGTTGTCTCTGCCCAAGCACCGCCTGGCTTCTACAACAACTCGCCGACGCCGAGGCCTCGCACGACATCGGTCATGACTGTCCCGCCACCACTTCCTCCACGGAAACCACGTGAGGAATCGTTTGACATAAACTCATTTTTTGAGTTTGTTGTCCGTTGTGTCTCTGACACAACGTTTTTGGTGCTGTTCGGTCTCTCCATGTTCCTGTGTTTCGACTATGCCCTTTCCGGCGCTGACTCAAAGTTGGTGTCATTTGCCACCTCCATGTCTAAACGGTTCCCGGCCATGCTCCCAGCGGTTTGCCCTATTGTCGAATTGCTAATAGTTGCCGTACCGTTTTTGCCTTCCATCATCGTCTCTCCAAAGAAACGACGACCTCTGGTCATTTTTCTTGCAGCAGCCTACTATCTTTTTGTCCCCGAACGAACTGTTTTTGAATATGCACTCCATGGATTGTGTGCGTATTGTTTTGTTAAAACAACTAACAAACAATACAAATTTGTAATCTTTGGTGCTGCCCTACTTATTTATATTACTCAATTTACACTACCACTGACTTCATCAGTGGATTATAATTGTAAGAATGCCACGGCCACTGCTGCCGTTGACACCTAGTGGTTTCTTAACACCACAAAAACCGAGAACGTTAAAACTGTATACGTTCACCGCTTGTCGGTTTTGGGGCGGTATACCCCGACAGTACTTTTGTGATTTCTTAACATCACTAAAAACGAAGTTGTTAAAGCTGTATACAACTATTATTATTTTGGGACGTTAATCCCAACAGCGAATTATAATTATTCACAGGTTTCTTGTATGTTCTTCCTGTGTCTTAATCTGAACATGCGGATACGTCATTTCTTGCCCTTCTGGCGTAGGGTTTCTTTTTTCACCTACACAACTATTTCATTATTTCCTTTGTTTCTTCTATTTTCACCTAATTGGCAG